TCTGTGTAGCCGGGTCCAGCTCGTTCCAGTGATCTACCAGGGAATCAATCACAGTGATTCCCTTCTCCACATACGGGATCAGCATCGTTCCTACCGGCTGCAGGACATCAACCTGGATCGTCCTCCACAACCCTCCCAGTGCTCCTGTGAGTGTGTCATATCTGGTGTTGACCAATTCCTCCATCGTCTCTTTAGTTTTATCGATGGCACCATTGGTTGTTGAAAGCGTTGTAATAACCTGTGGGCCTAAATCTTCCCACATGGTTCCAAAAAGATTAACCCCGGCCGCACTCTGGGCAACGGGATCGTCCATTCTGGCCAGTCCCTGGATTACCTCGTTAAAGGCCGCTTTCGCATCCTGGCCTCCGGCCGCAAATCTTTTTGCCATCTTATCGGCATTCATGCCGATGGCTTCAAATCCCTGTTTTGTTGTATCTGATCCATCAATCGCACGGATGGAAAATTCTTTTACCGCATCACCGATCTTATCCAGGTTGAATGCTCCATTTTCCGCTCCATTTGCGAAAATCGAAAACATGTCCTCCGCATCCAGGCCAAGCTTTTGGAACTGTACGGAATATTCATCAATGTTATCAAACAATTCTCCTGAAAAATCCAGGCCATTCTGAGCCCCCTGTGTCATAAGGTTGAATGCTTCTCTTGCGGAAACGCCGAAATTCTTGATCAGGCTGTCTGCTGCCCTGGTGCTTTCCCCGATATCAACATCAAAGGTATCTGCCAGCGTATAAGCGTACTCCGTACACCTCTGCAGTGCAGAATCATCCAGATAGGACATGTTCTGGTCAACTTTTGCCATTGCATCCGCCACATCTCCTATGGATTCTCCAAAGTTATCTTTGTAGACGTTGTTGATCATGTCCTGGTACTTGCCCAGGTTTTCGGTTGCTGTCCCAGTTGCGGCCGCAAACTGCTTGTAGGCATCCTGTGATTCAGAAGCGAACTTTATTGCAGCTGTTCCAGCCGCTGCCATTGGCACA